AGGTTCAAGATTGCAGGGAACGCAACAGCCTCTCAGCTGCCATGTTTGCGCGCTCGGTTGCGATCTCGGCCTCTCGCCGTTCAGCACCCATTCGCATCAGGCGAGACACAAGCGCCGTCGCCTGAGACTTCGACACGTCCGGGGCTACATCACGCAACCACCGCTCCGCATCGGAAGGTTTAAGAATTTCATCAATTGCAGCGGCCTTCACGCGCGTCACGCGCGCCGATTTCGCCGCCGGAAAAGTCACAAGCGAGACTTCCCAAAGGTCAACCGCCCGCACTGTGCGGATGTTCGTTTTGGGATCATATTCATCTTCTTTGGTCATGAAGCCGATGGAAAGGCCGGAAATGGCGCCAGCCTTCACAAGCGCGAAAGCCTCACGCGCCTGGGCAACATCCATCGCTAAGCGGCCCTTTACGCGAAGGCCGCGCTGATCCTCATCCATGCTTTCCCAAACGCCAATCGGCATGTCTTGACGGTGTTGCCAAAGCATGGCCGGCATGGTTCCAGCCGCGCGATGTTCGGCAAGGCTTGCCGCAAAGGCGCCAGGCACCACGACATCGCCATAAGCGTCTTCCTGCCCAAACACAGAGCCAAAGCCTTCGATGACGCCTTCTTCGCCTGCCGCGCGAAGGGCAAGCGCAAAGTCGCGCGTTTCCCGCCGCGCGCCCTGTTCGCGGTTTTCAGTCATGCCAATTTCCTTCGCTTAAATCGCCGGAGGTTCCGCCGCGGCCGCAGCGGGGGCGCCATTCATGTTTGCAGGCGTCAAAGGCTCATCAAGGCCGGGCAGCGGGTCTTTGCCTTCCTCATCGCGCAATTCGTTGCGGGTATAAATGCCGAGTTCCGCCATTGCGCGCGCCCATACTGCCCGGTCCGCCATGCTGCCCGCCGTCAGATAGCGCGTGTCAAACTCGCACCAAAGCGGCCCGGAGCCATCCAACAAAAACTCATCCAGGCGCTGCAACCAAAGCTGGTGCCAAGGCGCCAAAGTGTGCTTCAGATGCGCCGCAAAGAATGCCTCGCTACTGGCGAAGGTCGCGCTCTTATCGGAATGCCCCACCATAATCGGAAACACGCCAAAGGCGCGGCATATTTCCTCAATCTGCAAGCGCCGCGTCTCGACATGCTGCGCGTCCACCCCGGTCATAGCCATGGGCATGTATTTCATGGCGTTATCAAGAATTGCCGTGCCGCTGCGCTTATCCGCCGTGAAGCGTTGCCAGGATGCCCGAAGGCGCTCCATAGCAGCGCTGTCTAGCTTAGCCTCAGTCGTTAGAATGCCCGCCGGACGCCCGCCGTTCTCATGCAGCTTGGCCTGCGATTGCTCGGCTGCCATGGAAAGCCCAATTGCCGAGGCCGCAAGTCGCACCGCATTTAGGCCGCGCCAGAAATCCCACTGCCAATTCGGCAAGTGAAACACATCATCCGGCCCAAGCTCGCCAATAAAGCCAAATTCATCATGAATGCGGTACCGCACCTGATAGCGCGCCGTGCGGTCGATCTGGTAATTGCCAGGCCGCACCGGAATCAATTCCCGCACCCGATTGCCGGCCATCACCTTCACCGCCAGCGCATCGCCGGTAAGCGCCGCGTGCAAGGTCATCGTGCGACGAAACTCGAAGCTAGTCTGCCATTCATTCGGGCGACGGGACAACATCCGAAACTCTGGAATGTTGCGCGCAAGCTGGCGCCGCCGGCTGGCGTCTTCTCGAAACACATTCAAAGCAGGCGTGGCGCATCCGTCCGCAATCGTCTTCACGCACGCCAGCACCGTCGCCACCTGCAATGCGGTTTGCGGCGTGACCGCGAGCCCGGCAACCGTCGCGCCATAGGCTTCATCTATGCGCGCCATAACCTCTTCAAACGGGCGCGGCGCAGATCGCAAGGAAAGCGCCCCTCGAAGGCGCGTGATCAAGTTCATTTCACAGGACCACCATCTCCGAGGTTTCAAGATACGAATGCGCTTCAGCCTGCGCTGTAGCGGCCCCTACTGCCATCGCCAGCGCGACAAGCGCATCAATGCGGTTCACCGCCTTGCGCTTGGAAAACCAAAAATTGCCAAACGGATCGTTTTCCGTTGTGGCGGACATCATGGCAGAAATCAGCACCGGCGACCGCCGTAGCCGTATCCGCTTTTCGAGAATAAGCTGCTCTAGGATCAGCTTACTGCCGGGCATCCATAGCCCTTGCGCGCCTTTCTTTTTGCCGCCTTGCGGATGCTCCACAATGGGCAGCGTCACGCCAAGGCCATCAAGCTCCGGCTCAAAGTGCCGCTTAAAGCCGTAGCTGTCATACGCGACCGCCGCAATTTCATAGAGGCCAACCAATTCCGCCAACCGCGCAGCAACAAAATCAAAGCGCACCATTCGGCCAGGCGCGGCATTCAGAAAGCCATCCTTTACCCACAAGTCATAGGGCACGTTATCCCGCAACGCGCGCTCCGCAAGTGTATCTCCGGGCGTCCAAGCCTCAACCCAAGCATCGAAAGTCGGCAAGCGCGCCGTGGTGCCATCTTCTCCCGGCATGTCAACAAAGCCGGTCGGGACAACAAAGGCCAGCGCGGTCAAGTCTTGCGTGGCGGAAAGGTCTAGCCCGCAAAAAACCCGCTCGCCGGTATGCTCCGTTTCCGGCTCAAACTCGCTCAGGACCGCCTCAAGCGCCGGTCGCGACATCCAGGCGGTGTCTGATTCCGTCCATTGGCAGAAATGCAACCGGAGAATGTTGTTCAGCTTGCCGGGTATCGCCTTCGCCTGCCGCACCACCCCGGCGAGGTAATCCTCTTGCACCGTGACGCCTAGCAGCGGGTTCGCCTTTACCCAACAACTCGGGTCTTCTAGCGGGTCATCGCCGGGGTCTAAGCCGCACACGAAGGAGAAGGCTTCATCGTCCAGCACTTCCCCGACGAAGGTATAGGCCTCGTCCGGCTCCCGCGTCCCGGCTGCCACCCGCACCGCGTGTTGATGCTCTTGCCAGCAAACAGACTGTCGATCGGAGCCGGAATTGGTCGCCATGATGAGCAACGGCTGCCGGCGCCACTTGAACCCTCTTTCAAGCATTTCGATCATCGTGCCGTTGCGATGCTCATGCACCTCATCGCACAAGGCGCATGAGGGGCGAGGGCCAGACTGCCCGTCATCGCTGCTTATCGGGCGGAAGAAACTGCCCGTCTTAAGGTCCGCCAAATTCCAAACCGGGTTTCCGCCGGAAGGCGTCAGCCTGCCCGATAGCGCTGGCGACTGCTGAAACATCGCCACCGCGTCCCGGAAAAGAACCATAGCCTGGTCCTTTTTCGACGCCGCCGCATAAACCTCGGCCCGGTCCTCGCCGTCCGCCGTCAGGCAATACATCCCGACGCCGGCCATAAGCGGCGACTTGCCATTTCCCTTGGCAATCTCGATATAGGCGCGGCGAAAGCGCCGAGTGCCGTCCGCCCGTTTCCAGCCGAATAGGCTCCCGACGATGAATTTCTGTGAAGCATGAAGCGTGAACGGTCGGCCTTCAAACTGCCCGCCGTTCAGCCTCAGCACCACCTCAAAGAACGCAATGGCGCGGTTTGCCGCGTCAACGTCCCAAGTCAGGCCGCGCGCTTTGGCGCCTTTCATATCCGCCAAGTGCCGCTGGCAGGCGTTCCGCACATGCGGCCCGGCTACTATGCGGCGGGCAGTAACGTCCTTGGCCCATGCGGTTGCTTCATCCGGTGAAGAATTGGGCGGCGGGGTCTTGCTCCCCTTCGCCGGGCGGCGTGGCGTTAATCCGGCTCCTGGCACTCGGCGTCATCCCAAATTCTGCGGCGAAGCGCACCATGTCAGTCGCGGCCTTGTTTGCCGTGCCGACAAGCGGATTCTGAATTGCGTTCCCGTTTGTGGTCTTGATCATCAATCCGCCGGTCAACTGATCCCGCTTCGCCATTTCAGCAATCGCGCGCTCGGCTTGCACCCAGCGCGCATAGGCCTGGCAATAAGCGGCAAGCGCGGCGCGATCCACACCGGACAACAGGCCGATCTTGTAAAGCTCCTCAGACACCCGGCCCCATTCCACCTTGGCCTCGTCCGCCAAGTGCGGCGGCGGAGAAGGCAGCGCAGCAATCGCCTTAGCCTCTGCGGTTGGCAGCGCACGCTTGCCAGGGTTGCCCGTGACTAGCTTTAGGTGCGTCGGCTTAGGCTTGCGGCCAACTGTCATTCTGTTTGGCCTTGTTGTTGGAGCGTGCGGGTTGGAGTCACACCACCCAGCGACGAGGGG